GATCGCGATATCGGACGCACTGCGCATGAAGACGCCGCCCTGGTTGCGGACCTGATCGGTCGAGCAGTACCAAGGAACAACCTGGCCGACGACCTGAAAGGTCACGTCATCTTGCAGCGCGGCCCCGCCTTCGATGGCCAGGCCCTTCGGCAAGACAATGTTGACGACGAGATTCTGCATAAACCCTCCACTTAGCTAGGCGCCGTGTACGCGGTAACGCGGCCGGTCGCCGAAATCGTAATGCTGCCGTTCGATCCGCCGTCGGTCACCTTCATGAGCGTGAGCGTCGCCGGAATAAGCGCCGGGCTCGGCGCAGCGTCCACCGCAACCGTTCCCAGTTCGATTACATACACCCCGCCAGTTGCCGAGGTATCGGATTGATACCCGCGCGTGTCGCCCGGCCGGATGAACAGATGGTCGAACTCCTGAGTGCCTGAGAGCCCGAGGGCGGTAGTGGACGTGAAGGAAACCACCCGCGGAATGTACGGGTTGGACACGTCCGTTTCCGTAATGCCGGAGGGGACTCCGTATGCTGTTGAGAAGAGAATCGAACCGATCTTGTGAACGTTCGACGGTTGATTAAAGCTTGTCGAATCGGTGAGGGTTGCGACGATCTTCATCGCGGCGACGTTGGTCACATCGGCGACCACAATGCCGCTGGCTTCGCTCTGCGCGACGAACGCGAAGATCTTGTCGTATTCCGCGTAGTAGCCGACTTCCACCCCGGTGAGCCAGGTGCCGCTGCAATTCAAAGGAGCGCCGGTAATTGCGGGTGCGGACGGGGTCGTAATGTCGATCGCCGTCAGATAGGAAGCGCTGTCGGACGTGGGAAAGCCGCTGCGATTGGTGCAGTAGATCGTCGTTCCCAGATAAACTGCATAGACCGCGCCGGCCAAGTAGGAACTGCTGATCGAGATTCCCACGACAGGGGCCGTGAAGCTCGAGAAGTTGATGACCGTGTAGTCATTGGTGCCTGTGGAAAAGACATTGGAAACGTAACCGAACCATCCCGAGGCGGTCTCCACCATCAGCAGGTTTTCCGGACTGGAAAGCTTGACCGAGTCCGTCAAGGTAACGATTACGGTCGGTTCCACTGCGGCGCTCTGCGCTTCGTACGCCGCGATGCAGGCGGCCACCGAGATGACCTTGACCGACGCGTTGGCAAGCTGAGCGGTCCCCGCGGGATCTCCGCCCATCACACACACGACTGCATAGCTGCAGGTAGGATCGACCCACAACCCCTCGGCGTAGAGAAGGCTCGGGCTGACGATCTGGCCCACCAGGGTCGGCGCCACGGAAACCGATACTTTGGAGACGTCGAAGATGGAGAAAGAACCTTGCGTTCCAGCGCCACCGACGTTGTCGGCCGTGGAGAACAGATACTTCCCCTCGACGTAGGTATAGCCGGAACTGCCCAGGTTCCCGCCCGATACGCCGTTTACCAGCGTGGGGGTTTGCAGCGGAATGAAGGACGGTTCGCCTGACGATGAAGATGTTCCGCTTGAACCGCCCGCCGGTCCCTGCGGGCCGGTGGCTCCAGTAGCGCCGCTGCCAGGGCCGACAGGACCTTGCGGCCCGGTGGCTCCGGTAGCGCCTTGTGAACCTGTTCCGCTGGTACCGGAAGCTCCTGCGCCTGTGGCCCCGCTGCTGACAGCCAGGTTGGCGGCCACAACAACGGACGTTCCGGTTTTCTGCGCGACCACATAGTACGTTCCGGACGGCACGTAAATCGCAGTCGACCAGTTGCCAGCCGAGTCGAGACCCGACGCTCCGTAGGAATAGGCGTCGGTTCGGCGATTCCCCAGCCAGTCCGATGAGCTGAAGACCAACATCCGGTAGTTGGTCGGATCGGACACGGGCGGCTTCAACCATCCCGCGCCGCCGAAGTCCTGGTTCAGGCAGCAGGCCGTGCCGCTCGATCCAACATTCGACCCGGATCCTGTCGGGCCGGCCCCGCTTGCGCCGGAAGCGAAATCGTAGAGATCTTCAATATCCGTGAAGCGCAGATCGGTGGGCGCATCGTAGACCGTGATGACATCTTGCCCGTACCCGGAGGGGACGTAGGAAAGCTTGTACGTCCCGTCGCCGTTATTCAGGAAGGTCAGTGCGTCCGAACAGGCCGCGCCATTGCGCAGAAACGTAATCTGGAAATCGGCGAGGGCCCGCGTCGTCACCGGGACATTGTTGATGTCGAGGATCTCGAACGTGAAGAATCGGACCGAACTACCGGAATCCCACATAGTGTCTCTATTTCGCCAGCATCTTTACTAACAAGCGGTTATAAACGTTGCCAGCATCGAGAACCACTTTTCGAACTTGAGGGCTACAACGTCCAGCGAGTACCTGGACATGGCCCATTCCCTAATCTGTTCGGGATTGAGCGCATCGACCCCGGTCGCCACGGCTGCGGCGAACTCTTCGGGGCTGTGGCAGCGGAAACCCGTTACCCCGTCGTTCACGTTTTCGCAGAATGCGCCGAAGTCCGTGGTGACGACGGGCGTACCGCACAACTGCGCCTCGACAACCACCCCTCCGAACGGCTCGACGTAGGTTGTTGGCGCCAGAAGCGCGCGCGCATGGCCCATCAGGGCGGCGCGCTTCGCCACATCGGCGTAGCCCACGTATTCGATCCCATCCCCAAGAGGAAACTGCTGGCCTTCGTCCGTGGTGAGGGAATTCTCGGTGACTTCTTTCGCGCCCTGCCCAACCAGGATCAGCTTGCGTCCGGAAGCCTTCGCCGCGGCGACGGCGATATCCAACCCTTTGCGGCGGATCAGACGGCCCACATACAGCAGGTAATCTCCCTTCTCCGCGCAGAGCGGAAAGTCCGCGGGGTCGAAGTAGTTCGGGATCACCGCATCCCAGATGGACCCGTCCGGACTCTGGTTAAGCTGCGCATACACGCCGGACTGGTGCGTGTAGCTCTCGAAAGCCCGGTACTTGGTGAACACCCCGTAATAGCCCACGAAGGGTTCCGTAACGATGAGATCCGGCAGCGCATCGGCGATCGGCTTCTGGCAGTTGCCGCCGATCAGGCATACGAAATCTCCCGGCTTCGCGCGTTTGCGGATCTCTTTCGACGCGCGCAGGTTCGTCAGCTTCCAATACGGCAGATCGGCGTTCCAGCCGAGAGAGAAGCCGCGCGCCTTCCAATCGTGGCTTCCGAAGAAGCTCCACTGCTCTTCGGAACTGATAATGTCGATGTGCTCGGTGCACTCGACCGTGCTTCCTTGGGCGCCGTAGTGGAATACCTGATGCCCGAGAGCGTTCATCATCTTGCAGAAGTTCAAGACCTTCTGTGTGTATGCGCAAGCGCAGTACTCCTTGGTGGTTTGCGTGTGAGGCAGGGAAACGATATGAAAACGCATATTTAGTTCCTCTAAATGGTGTTACTGACTAATACAAAGACCCGGCGAGTACGACCCCGTCCGTGATGGTGCCGTTAAAAATGAAGTTGCACATGTATGTGCCGGCGACAGAAGCGAAAAAGCCACCAATGGAAGTGGCGTCGGACGTACCTATCCCGATGAACAGCACAACCGGGGCAACCCCATACAGGGATGCATTGGCGCTGTGGGAGAAAGCAATCCCGGCGATCACGACTTCGTTGTTGTGGGTCGTGGTCAGGGATATTCCGGCCGGGGTGGTCGCCGTCCCGGACACATCTACAACGCCGGTGATGCTGGCCGAAAACTCAAAAGCTGCGATGTTGGCATAAGATGCCGTACCCCCGAACGTGATGGTCAACGATCCGGAAGTGGTTGCTTTCGTGAAGTACAAAGTCCCATACGTCCCGTCCGTAGGACCGCCCCCGACGATCTTGGTGTATGTATTGACCCCGTCGCTGCATCCTGTGATGACGTTCGAGTTATTTGCCAGAACGGCTATGAAGTGACCGGCAACTACATTTGGCAAAATAACACTCACACCCAAGGCTGCATTACTCTGATAAACCTGAAACGGCCATGTCACAGCGCCAGAGGGTCCGGTAGCCCCAGCGGGACCGGGTGCGCCGGTTGCGCCTGTGGGTCCTGCTACTGTGGATGAGGCTCCAGCGGGGCCGCCAATATTGGTGACCAGCACCCACGAACCGCTCTGTCTCCTATAGATGTCGCCGTTCGGCATGATCTTTCCCTTAGGGGGTTGTTGCTGAATAATGGAAAATCGTGCAACCGGAAGCGAACGTATTCACCTGGGTATCGACGGCGTATCCCAAATAGACCGCGTCGCTTGCTAGAAAGGCAGTCCGTGACTCGCTGGCGAATTGGACAAAATGCACGCCGTCGGTCGAAATGCTGTAAATCATGTTGTTCGAAACGCCCTTGTCGTCCTTGATCCGCAGGTAGACCTTGTTGGCGTACCCATAGGTTATATAGGTGATCGGACTCCAGGATGTGTATCCGGTCCAGTGGGAGAATCCTAAGTACTCTGCCGGCCCGCAAGTCCATAGAACCGACATCTTTGGCGTGGCGCTGGTGTCACGAACCACCAATCCCGCGTTGGCGGTGTACGCGGTCGTGTTTGAGTTCAAGGCCAAAACCGGAATAATGCCGATGGTTACTGTGAACGGTGAGCCGGGTGATGCAGCCAGCCTTGCGATCAAGTTGTTATTGCTGTTTGTGGTAGCCGGCGCATTCATGAACTCTTCGCCGTTCGTAGTGTTCTGAACGGTCGCTGTACCTTGGTTCGCCCAGCTAAATGCCGGAGGAGGGGTTACCTGCACCCCATCCACGAAATAGAGCCATGCAGACCCGGTGTCGTACAGCATGGTGTACACGCTGTTCGTGGGGATGTAAACACGCCCTGCAACACCAGCCGCAGGCAACGAAGCAAGCGGGCCATACGATGTTCCAGCAAGCGTCGCAGGCGCCCATTTTCCAGCAGAGGCGCCATACTTCAAAACCTGCGCATCGGTTGGAGCAACTACACTGATAGGGACGCCTTGAAGCCCAACGACATGCGGCAAATTGGGAGTGTTTCCAATGTCGCCGGCAAGAGCTACTCCAACGGTGGCGCCCTCGAACAAATAGAAATCGCCGTCCTGACCGAGGGTTCCGGTTGGAACGGCAGTCCCCTGATACCACGTCGCGCCCGTCGCGCCCGATGCGCCCGCCGGGCCTGCCGCTCCGGATGCCCCTGTCGCGCCCGATGCTCCTGATGCTCCGGAGGAGCCTGTCGCGCCAGAGCCGGTCGCCCCGGCGGGACCAGTAGCCCCAACGGAACCGGACGCGCCGGATGTCCCTTGCAGACCTTGTGCGCCCGTAGCGCCTGTCGCGCCGGGAGCGCCCGGATTCCCTTGCGGACCCGCAGATCCAGAAGCGCCTGCGGGTCCTGTGGCGCCAGGCTGCGATTCCACTGTGGAAAGCAGGTTGCGCACCTGTCCCCGGGTGAAATACTCGGATGGGTCGGCCTGAAGCATGGCTTAAATCAGTCGGTGATGAGCTGGCGCGAACTCTGTGTGCTGGTGTTGATCAGGTTGAAAGTCGCTATCGCGGCGCCAGCCGGTCCGCCGCGGCGCATCGTCAGGGTATTGGCGACCTTGTCGACAACCCAGGTACCTGTAGTCGCGTCATAAACGTCTTGAAGCTGCGAGGCGACCGCCGCCAACTGGGTCTGCGTGGCAACGCCGCTAAGCGCAGCCAGAATGGCCGTCAAAGTGGGACCCGGGTCGTTGTAGGTGTACTGGGAGGCGTGCATCACCGTGGCGTCCTTGGCGACCGTGAGATCCTTGGCGACCGTGGCTTCCTGTGCCACCTGGCTGACGATCATGCTGTCGCCCAGGCGCACAGTTTCAATGACCTGGTTCGTGAAAACAACGCCATTGAGCGCGTATGTGACGGCCGCAAGATAAGTCCCGTTCGGCAATCCGGATGTGTTCCACCCGTACACGTAGGTACCCGGCAGCCCGTTTTGCAAGACCATGGACGGGGATGGTGAAATCACCGCCGCTCGGGTCTGAAGATTCAGGATGGTAATCAGCGGCGCCATTGCGAGGGTCGGCGATGTACCGTCACCCTGCATGAGCGGAAGGACAAAGAAATAGACGTCGCCTGGGTAGATCATTTAGCGGCTCCCGCGTCTTCCGGCGCGTTCGGATTAGCCGGGGCATCCGGCGCGTTGGAACTACGCTTGACCTGCGCGGCAGTCAGCAGCGAGCTGGTGAAACCGGTGAGCAGGTTTGAGAACAGCAGGAACGCCTTCTCGTTGGCCGGCGCGCAGAAGATGATGACTATCGTCAGACCGGCGAAGATGAGCATGCCGGCAAAGAGGAGCAGCATCAAGCCGCTCTGCGTCTCGAACAGAGAAAAGAGTTGTTTCTTCATGAGGTCCACCCCGTGATCGTTACGATGATTTTGTTGCCATCGACCTGAACGGTCGACTGAAGATTGGTGGGAACGGCCACCAGCGGATCGTTCACCAGTGGATCCACCGAAATGCCGATGTCCGCGGCATCGAAGCTGGTCGGATCGATCGGCGCCGGAAAGACCAGCTCGATAACCTGCGTGATGTCATTGCCGACTACCGCGCGTGGGTGCACTTTAATTTCGGATGGCTCGAGCTGCGGCCGCATCCAGGGCTGCACCCGGGGATCGTTCCAGGGAAGCGGAGCCGTAGGCGGCGCCGCATTGAGAGCCAGCGTCCCCGTCTGGAACGTGGTCTGGATAGACTGCGCGAGCATATCCCCTGCGGGGTTCTTGACGCCGCTCAGCACCAAGGTCGCCCCGGCCCCGACGATCAGCACGGTGTACTTCGCGTTGGGTTCGAGCGGCCGGGCGGGAGTGAAAAGGAACTGATCCGGAGAGGGAAAGGAGAACTTGCCAGGAACGGCGGCGCGGCCGGTGGAGACCGGAGCCGCCTTGATGAGATTCTCCGGCGTAATGATCTCCGCCGGCGACGGCCCGATCAGCGAGAACGTGCTGGCGTTGACCGTCGTCGGGTCTATAGGCTGGTCAAACGCGACCTCTATGCCCGTGCCCAACACGACATCGATCTCGGCCGCCGCCGGAGACATGCTGACAAGAACTGGTGCGCTCATGCTCTCCCTTTACGCCCCAAGAACTTCCTGAGACGTCCCCAGAGGTTCAATTTCGACGGCTTCAGCTTGCGGTACCGGGCAAGCGCGGCCTGTTCGGCTTCCGTCAACGCGGCTTTCCGCGGGGACACGCATTTGGGCGGTTCCTCGGCCGGCAGCTTCAGCAGGTACTTGTCTTCGTCTTCGAATCCGGGCGGCAGCTCGAGCTTGCCGCGCGCAACCTGCGCATCGAGCCTTTCCTGCTCGGCCGGGTTTTCGGTGCCGAAGGCCACCATCTCGCCCTTCACCTCGGTGAAGTAGACTTTCTTGTTCGTGTCGTCCTCAACCGGCGACTGCAAGGCGAAATGCTCGGTCTTGATTTCGCCGCTCGTGGTGATGTCAAGAAGAACTCCGGCTTGGAGCGCCCGCTCGATAGGTTCCATCTGGGCGTTCGCCGGAACGACCGCGGAAACGCGCCGCGGGCCGAGCAAAAAGCCGCCGCACTGAAACGTGGTGGCCTTCTCGGGGTTCAGGCACAAAAAGCGGCCTGCGTAATTTGGAAGTTCGAGATGCTGCTGGGCGGGCTGCCGCAGGGCGGACATAGGGATGACGTTCGACATACGTTCGCATTGCTCCTTAAACGCAACAGGGACGGACGGCCAGTCGGGCCGCCGTCCCTGAACTCTCCTTCGAAGATCTGGCAGAGCCGGAGGGTCCGGCCTCGCGGATCGATTACTGGCTGTTGACGTCGACCGGGGCAACCGCTTCCCCGTTGACGGTGGTCGAGAACGCCTGAGGGTCCTGCCCGTAGGCGTCGCCCTGGAAGGTGGTGGAACCGGCGATGTCGAACATGGCGCGGGCAGGCAACACGAACTCGTTGCTCTTCACACGGATGTTCTTCGCGACGGCGACGCCCTGACCTTCGTTCAAGATGGCCAGGCCATATTCCTCCATGATCCCGACGTTGTGCATGGAGTACTGGGGCTCATCCCAGGCCACCACGTGCGGGTCCTTGGCGACGATCATCGCGCCCAGGTTCCGGCTGTCGAACATCATGAAGTTGGTCGTCTTCGATTCCGGATCGAAGTAAACGAACGGGCTGACCACGATGCGGAAGGGGATCCCCAGGTAGTTCGGGATCACCGGCGCGCTGGTCTGCGACTGCGCCAAGCCCTGAACCGTGGACTGCTGTCCGCCGACGAGCTGGCCGTTGACGTACTGGCCGGTCTGGCCAAGGCCCTGACCGAGGCCGCCCCAGTTGTACTGGCCGGCGAAGGCCTGCGCGCTCGCGTTTCCGGTGAACTGCCCGAAGAAGGAACCGCCGCCGGCAGTCAGCGCAAATTCGCGCATGACAGGGTCGCGGACCCACATCAGGAACGACATCGGGTGCATGAGGATAGTGTTCGGGATGTAGCCCTGCAACAGGATCATGCTGTACATGTCGAAGATGTCGTCGAGAACCACCGAGCCGTTGTACTGGCCCTTGAGGTTGCGGCCCGTGGTGTGGCCCAGAACGGGCTGACGGGCGGCGCCGGTGGTGCGCGAAGCGACCGAGTTGTCGAACGCCAGGGCGCCGATGGACGACACGAACGAGAAAATGCGCTCTTCCTTGTGACGCGCGAGGGCGTTTCCGGCCAAGCGCATCCAATACGACAGCCAGGGATAGCTGTTGTTCTCGACGAAGCGCGCGTTCACGCGCAGCGCAAGGCCGTGGCGCTTGACGGTGATGCCGAAGCTCTGGCCGCCGGCCATGTTGATGTTGAAGATCGGCAATGCCATGCCGTCGCCAACTTCGCGGGCCTGCAATACGTCGATCGCAGGATACACGGTTTGAATTCCAGGCTGGTACTCCACCCTCTGGAGGAGACTGGTGCCAATCAGCAACGGCTCGACGCCTTCCTGTACGAACTGGGTCAGGACTCTGGGAATCATGATCGCGGCGGACGGGATGTCCAGCGCGTCTTTCATGGGGATGTTCCGCTCGGTCTCAGGGTCGAACCCGTTGTTCCTGATGATGGAGTCGAAACGAGCAAGCTGCACCAGCTCGTCCTTGCTCATCTGATCAACGGTCTTTCTCATGAAGAAGCCTCTTTCGACTTGATTTGGGCTTCTTCGAGCCTCGGGGATTGACTTACTGCTGTTCTGACCGGAGCGGGTCTTGCGACCGCCGCGGGGTGTAACGGAGAAGCCGGCAGGCCGGAGGGGACCATCCGTACTTCGATTTCCTGCTTGCAGCGTTCACATCGAAACTGGCCAGCGATCTGATGAAGGCGGTTGAACTTGGCGATGAGCTTATTGCACACCCCATCGCCGCGCGTTTCGGCGCGCGGCGCCTGGCAGCGAAGTTCATCGGAGATGAACACCGCCTTCCCGTTCGAGACCGCTGGCGCTAGCTTCAACATGTCGTCCTTACTGCGTGTTGACCAGCACGTAGACGTACGTGGCGTACTCGTCGTGCAGGGGCTTGCCGTTGTCCTTGGCCATCCGGAAGATCCCGTTGTTGCCGATGTTGACCTGGTAGTCGATGCCGCGGGTCGCGGAACCACCCATCATCATCTGCACGGGATTCGGCTCACGCCAGGGGCCGACCAATTCCTGGGCCCGGTCGAACTGCGTGCGCACGCGATCCGCAAAACCCTTGATCGGGAAAAGCTTCTCGACGCCGAGAACGCGGCCGCAAATCTGGTCGGGGCAGTGCCACGCCGGATTGTACGGGGAGAAGTGACCCGCATCGAGGGCGCCGTTCTGGTCGCTGGCGACCACGGAGCAGCCCGGGAACAACTGGCCGTATTCGCGGCCGACCGGACCGGTGAAGTGCGTGAAGGAGCGGCTCCAGTCGTCCTGGACGTAGCCGAGGGCGGTGAGACCATCGGCAGTCGCCAGCGCCTGGAGAGTGTTGGGCGTCGCACCGATCCACGGCATGCGGAGAACGAAGGACGTCCGGATGGCCGTCATCATCTCGTGCATGTAGTTGGTAACGGTGTACCCACTCGGGTTCATGCTCTCGTGGAGATACAGCATGCCGCCCGTCGGATCGAAGATCCGCACGCCACCCAGGTACTGGTAGGTGTTGCGCAGGGCATAGCCCAGAGCGCGCGCCGTTCCGCCGGGGATCAGATCGCAGGTACGGGCGAAGGTCACGTCAGCGGCCTGGACCTGCACGCCGTTGATGACCGGCAGGGCGATGCTGACAGCGGCGCCGTTCACAGCGCTGGCGACCTGGTCGAGGGTGGCCGTAAGGCCGTTGAGCGCGGTCACGCGGGAAACTCCGGAGACGCCCGCGAAGGACAGGTACGTTCCCACCGAAACGCTCGCGATGGTTCCCGCTGCTACGGGAGCCGCGCCGCTGGCGCCGGAACTAGCCGCGCCATCCACGAATACCGCAGTCGCGGGAGCGTTGGCCGTCGCCACGGTGGTGGTGACCGTCACGTTGGGAATCAGGCCAGCCACATCGCTGGGCGCGCCGATCAGGGCGTATTCCCCAGTCGTCAGAACCTTCCGAGCAGCCTGCGGGTTGTAGCTGAAGCCCACATCGTCGCTGCCGTAGACGAGCACAACGTACGGCCCGCCAGGCCCAGTGCTGCCGCTGCGCATCCCGGCGGGAACCAGTCCGCCCGACTTGTCGACACCGACCAGATAGCCCGAGGACAGGACGACGCCCGCCGCAACCGGGTGCCCTTCATCCCTGCGCCGGATCGGAAGCCACGGAGCCGGATAGCCGACAGGCAAGAAAGGCTGCAAGGGATCGGACGCGTCACAGTCGGGGGTGGTCATCCCCAACCGATCTTTACCGTACCAGGTCCCGCGAAAGTTGTTGTTTACGTCAAAGCCCATGATGTTACTCCCTTACTTGGAATCGTTCTTCAGGCGCCGGTAAGTGGCTACCGAGGCGCTCTTGCGCATGGAGCGCAGATCGTCCAGGGTGGCTACCGGTACTGCTACACCGTCACCTCGCGGGGTTTCGTTCGAGCCCGGTGTGGACTCCTGCGGCTGATCGGTACTATCCGCAATGGCCGTCTTGTCGTCAACCGGCTTGGGCGCTAGGGGCGCGCCGTCCACGAGCTTCTCTTCCGCGGGAACCGCGATTTCGAGCTTCTTGATCAGGTCGCTCAGGGCGTCCTGAAGGCTGACCAACTGCCGAGTGGTCCGCTCCTCGATCTCGGTTTTCACCTGATCGGCGGAAAGGCCCTTGAAGCCGACCTCGCCGGAGAGAACCGAATACATCACAATCTGGGTGGCCAGGGCGCGCTTCTGATCTTTCAGAAGCGCCACATTGGTCTTTCTCAAAGCCAGGTTGGAATCCTGGAGCTTCTTGCGCTCCGCGTCGTAGGCCTCGACGCCGTCGTGAAGGCTATCGTATTCCAGCTTGTTGACGAGGACTTCGTCCTTGGCGGTGACCCGACCCTTCATATAACTGAGCCAGCCTTCCGCCGAGAGGACTTCCATGCAGGCGCCCATGGCGCTACGGAACATGGACTTCTCGTTGTCGTCCTCGAGCTTGTCATGCAGCGCGCGCGTCGCGTCGACGTGCTTTACGATGGCTTCGCCGTTCTTCGCGTCCGTGAGGTTCAGCACGGCGCCGCTAGCGTCAGTCAGCGTCAGAACCTGAGGAGCGGCGTCTTTCTTCTCGCCCTTTTCCCCGCCGCAGCCCATGGACTTGGCCTTGCGATCGACGCAGGCGTGGATCTTGGACTTGGTGGCTTCGCTGACCTTGGCCCGGCCGAGCAGCCGTTTGGCCGCGGTCACGTGGGAGCAGTCATTCACCGGAAACGACCGGTTGGGGCCGCAAAAGGTAGAGCCCTTCAGTTTCTTGCGTTCGGCGCCTGACAGTTTCCCGTCTTGCGACGGGGCCACAGCATCCGCACCGTCTTCGGCTGCCCACATCAAGTCGTACAGCGCGTCTTCGCCCTGGTTGAAGAAGGCCTGGTCTTCCTCCGGCAGCGCGGCCAGATCCCAGGTTTCCTCGATGAACTCGTCCAGATCGACCGGCGGAACTTCCAGCCCGAGGGCGCCGGCGTCGGCTTCCAAACGGTCCAGGTAAGCCTTGCGTGCGGCGGGCGACAGCGGGATCAGCGTGTCCGACAGGCCAGCGATCCGGGTTTCGACGTCTTCCTTAGTGAGGACGGTCTTATCGGCGTTCCAACCGTTCTTGGTGATCTTCGCCTTGAGGGTGGTCAACAGCCGCTTGGCGTCGGCGTTCCCTTCGAGTTGCGCGACCAGCTCGTGAGCGCGTTCCGGTTTGAGTTCCTTCGAAGTGATTTCGGCTCGAATCGCATCCAATTCCATGTCCGTCTCCTCGTCGTCTTCCGAGACCACCTGAATATCGGCCTCGAGCATGTCGGCGCACTCCGCCGGTAGGCTATCGGTAACCCGCAGCAGCCCGGATCCTTCGTCGAAGGACCGGCCCAGCAGGAAAACCCGAAGCGCCAGACTGTCCTTCGCCCTGTTGATGTACTCGGCTTTCTTCACGTTGGCGAACGGATCGGCGGGGAAGTTCACGAAGGAGCATTCCTCGTAGTCGAAGTTCCCGCTGATCAGGAAGCAGCGCTTGTCATCGACCAGCTCGCCCAACCGGTGTTCGCACTTGCCGTCCACGGACCAGTTCTGGTGGCATACCGAGCAGTACGCCGCGTCCGTCTGGAAGCCCACGCTTACGGTGGCGTACTCGCCACGCTGGATCTTCGCGATCGCATCGGGGTTGGTGACGTTGAGCCCAAGCGAAATGTAGCCGAGGCCGGCGTAATCGCGGTTGCGGCGCTGGAGGGTGCTGTAAACCCAATCCACCGACTTGAACAGGTCGAGACGCTTAGAGCTGATCGAATCGTAGAAAAGCAGGCTCTTGACCTTCTCGTACTGGGCGACGTACTTATACGACTCGTCGATGTACTTGGCTTCGACAATCCGGCCGAGCGGATCGGAATCCGCGTCGTGGCGCACCAGCACCGGCTTTCTGGATCGCTTCGCGTCCACCCAGGTGTGGCAGCCGGCCTGCACCATGTCCGGACGGTAGAAGCGCATGTTGCCGTTCACCAGCCCGGCGTGCGTGGCGTCCACCCAGGTCAGCAGGCTGAAGCCGGTCTCCGATTTCGAGTCCTTGCACTCGTGGAGGTACAGCTTTCCGCCCTCCGCGGCCTTCACGTTGAAGGTCACGAAGTCGCGCATGCGGAATTTGACCGGCTGGACCATTGCTTCTTAGGAAGACCCCTGAACGGTTCCGGAGCTGAGCACCGCTTCGCGGAAGAGCTGCCCAGGGGACTTGGCGGCGCCGCCGGGGTTGTGCATGTTGATATACGCGTTCAAGGGAACGCCTTGAGCGGAGGTCGCAATCGGAGCCGTCAGCTTCGGTTGCGGGGCGGGAACTTGCGGTGTTCGTGGCATAGGATTACCGTTTTCGAGTCATACACTTCGTTCATGGGCTGGATAGTATAGGTGGCGCAGATCGCGATGCGCGATTTTTTATGCGGCCGCGGCCAGCAAACCTTCTTCGGCTTCACCCGGGATGGGGTGCAAGGCCCATGTCGTGAGGTTCGCCCACAGCAGATCCGCATCGTTCGAGATGCGGACGTAGCTCTTCAGGGTTTCACGCACCGACAGCATCTCGGGGCCGGGAAACATCGCATCGACCATGCTGGCCGATTCCGCATCCCACTGGTCTTCGTTGCTCAACATCTCGCTGAGACTAAGGAATCCGTCGTAGAGCTTCTTCAGCAGGTCGGGGTCCTGCGAACTGCGAGCTTTATGAGGATCCAGGTTCTTCCCGTGCTGATTGGTCGGCTGCATGAGATTGGCCACGGCCTTCTTGACCGGTTCGGTGATCTCGCGGGTGGAAGAAGCCCCGTTGACATGCTTGCGGGTGACCTTGGTGGTCTTGGTCTGCGGCGCGGAGTTCTGTTGCTCGATGGCGTGCTCGTGCTGGATGTCGAGGATCTCCTTGGCGTGGCCGTGCTTGACCTTTTCGATTCCAACCACGTGCTTGCCGAAGTGCGTGGTCTTATCCTGCTCCTTGTTCAACGGCTTGAGCTTCATGCGCTTGCGGTACTCGTTCTGATCCAGGCCGTGATTGTTGAACATATTGGCGGCGTGGGTTTCCTTCTTGATCTGGGTATCGACATCGATCTCGTGCCATTCGAGAGCGACGTCGGCCACGGCGTTCTGCACCGAGAGGGCGCTGGGCGCTTCCTGGAACCACTCCTTGAACAGGAACATGGAGACCTGGGCGCCGAACCAGTCCAGATCGGCTTTGATCGAATCCTTCAGGTTCTGCGACACGTTCTCCGCAGTGGCCCGGTTGCCGGTATCGGCTTCTCCCAAATCCAAGGGACTCACGCCCATGCCGGTGAAGATGCGCTTCTTGTAATGCGCCAGGATGGGATTCGGGTCGATGCCTTCCTTGGCAGCTCCGTGGACGTCGATCTTCACACGCTCATCGGTGACGAAGACGCCCTCCTTCGGCATCTCCTGGATGAGCATACGGACCTTGTCGATCTCGCTCATCCCATCCACGGTGTACTGGCAGGGGGCTTTTTCGGTCCCCACCGCGACGTGGAACAGCGGAAACAGGTGGTGCACCATCAACAGCTCGATATTTTCCTCGAGGCGGCGCAGGGCGAAAATGTCGTCGCGGAAGGAAACATGCCGCGGCGTACCGAACAGATGCCCGGGCTTGCGCTCCCACTGGAAGTGGATGACGTCCTCGTTGGGGTAGTCCTTGAACGGCCGGCCCATGCCGAAGAAGCGGCGCCACTTCTCGATGCGCCCCTTACCGTCCAGGAACGGGAAGATGGTCTGAGTGGGTACGATTTTGTAGCCGGCGACGGGGGCCATGTTGCCGTTCTTGTCGTTGGGGTAGCCACCGGAGGCTTCCGAGTCGCGGATCTTGATAACGATGCAGTTGGAAGCCACCATCAGGTTGAGCAGGATTTCCTTGAGAAACATGAGGAACTTCTG